GATCAAGCGCGTTTGGGCGTCCATGTCGGCCTTGTACTTGGCGGCTTCTTGCTGGCTTTGCAGCTTCATCGCTTCTAACTGCGCCTCAAACTGCTGCTTCTGCTGCTCCATCGCCAGTTTCGTCTGGTTCTTGAGTTGCTCCATCTGCATCTGCTGTTGCAACTTGGCCTGCTGTAGCGCGGCCTCCATCTGGATGCGGCTTTGCTCCATCTGCCCCTTTTGCTGCAACTCGGCTTGCTTGCCTTGCTGCTCGCCGTCTGGGCCTTGCTGCATCGCGGCCTGCTGCAACTGCTGCAACGTGGCGTCAATCTGACCCTCAATCGGTCGTGCGGCCTTAAACGCCTGCATACCGAAACGCAACAACTCCATCATCATCGGCACCATCTGCGGCGAGGCNTGNCCNACCGGCAGGGCTTGCGCGAGGAAGCCACCAAACGCTTGCAGGAACTGCATACGATCCTGCTTCATCTGGTTCTCGTCCAACATCACAAGGCTGTCGGCGGCAATGTCCACGCGGAAGTTACGCAGCGGCTTGTCCTTGAGCAGTTCCAGCGCCTGCGGGATCAACTGTTGATCCGCTGGCGTCATCTGACCTGCGGCGGCGTAGGCAAGGATGGTCTGCGGCTGGAAGTGACGGCACATCACCTGCGCCTTCAACCGGATCAACTCCGACGCAAAGAGGGCAACGTCCTCTTGCATGGAGCGCAGTCTTAATCCCGCGTACTGGCCTTTGATTTGTTGGGCCGTAGCCGTTTCGGACGCGAACGAGGTGCCTCGGATGATGTCCGAGATGCCCGTGATTTCGTAGATTTGGGACTTGATGTCCTCTCTTGCTCGGTAGCAGTTGAGGAGGGCGTTGGCGAGCGTGTCCAGCGGGAGAAGGTCAATGCTGCCTTTAAGGCCGCCTTTCTCGCTGAAAGCCATCCACTTATCAACTGGTATAAGTGCATTGTTGTCGCCCTCCGTCATCAAGCGTTGCAGCGCCGGTTGGCTGGCGTCATACACGCCGCGCACGCGCAGCGCCTTCACCAAGCCATCAATGCGGTCGGACAGGATGTCCAACTCCATCGCCTGATCTTGGTACAGCAGGAAGTCAGGCACCGGCACCAAGGTGTCGCTGGTCGTCGTGGCGTACAGCGGCTTCGGGCAGGGGAAGAATCCCTCAAGGCCAAGCGGGTCGTCACGCACATCAATGATCTGCGGCATACCCTTGCAGAACCAGTACACCTTCTCGGTTTCCTTGTCCCACAGTTCACAAATCTTTGCGCGGTTATAGGTGCGCTTGGCTTCGTTGTAAGCGTTGAGCGGCTCTGGGCCTTGGTCTAGCGGTATCCTACGAGCCATCTCCTCGCCAAACCGCTCTGCCAACGCCTCACGGGTCATGTACACCCAGCGCCATACGCAGGTGACCTCTTCCCATGTGCGAGCCTGTGAGTGGCCGAAATCGCGCCAATGGATGTAATCCACCGGAGCGCACTCGTACTCAATTTGCTCTAGGTTCGGCGGCGCACCCTCGCCCTGCTCAATGTTGGAGGTGATGGATACGCCATCGTCCTCAATGCCAATCGGCGCAACGTGCGGCTCATAGCGTACCCAAGCGGTGCCACGGCCACCGAGGAACCGATCCTCCACGCCATAAGACATGGTTGAGCGGAAATCGGGGTAATGCTCAATCTCAAAGTCAATCGCCCGCTCTAGCAGTTGTCCTGCCACGCGGCCAACCGGGTCGTTGTCACCAAAGCGTCGGCTGATGTCAGCCTTCGGGAGCTTGGCGTAGACCGCAGGCTTCAGCGTCTGGACGTTTGACCAGAGGATGTTGAACCGTGCAGCCTCGTTGCCGCCCTGCCCACGGCTATCGTCACGATAGCGTTTGACGATCTTCTTGGTTCGCGCCGTCCATTTAGCGAACTCGGCGTCATACTGCGCGATGGTGCGGAGGTACTTTTCCAGTTCCGGTTGCAGTATGCCTTCCATTATCGTCCCGTCCGTAAGGCTTCACGTTCGTGCAAAAGGGTGGCCGCAGCATCTGACGCGCCGCGTGTCGCGTATTTTCCAAGATGCTTGCCGGTGCGTTTGTAGTATTCCAAAGCTCGCCTTTCCGCTTCCTCCGCTGATGACGGCAACTTGCCTTCAACAACGGTCGGCAACACCACTTCCTTGCCGTCCTCGGTAATTCCCATGCTTCTGACGGTGCTGATGCCGCCCTCGCCGGGGATGCGGTTCTGCACTTGAGGCAAATTACTCACATCAATGTTGCGCCCCTCAACAACGTAAGGCACACCCATTGCCTGCCCTACTTCCATTTGTTGAAGCAGCAGTTTTGCGAGCTTGTTGCGATTTGATGCCATTAGGCCGTGAAGAATCCGACAGCCATAACGGTCGCGCCTGCGCCGGTCGTGATCTTCCACGGGCCGGTAGCCGTAGCGGCGTTAATCTCAAGGCTATAGACGCCCACCGGGGTGTTCGCAGCCATCGTCAGGACGGTCGTGCTGCCGTCAATGACGCTTAAGGTGCTAGTGCCGGTCGTCGTGACCGTCACCACAATGCGATGGAGGTAGTCACCCACGGCACCTGTGCCACCGAGTACCTGCGCGGTCTGCGAGGCGGCAACTGTTTCGTAGGGGTAACGATTCGGGCTGACAATGCTCATATCCTTGCTCTCCTTGTCGTCGTGCGGTCGTGAACCGCCCACATATCGTTTAGCGTGACTGTGTTCTCTGGCCCCACCATCAGCGGCTTGACCTCTGGCGCTGGGGGCTTGTCAGCGACTTCAGACCATGATACCGCAACCATACGGAAAGCGTCACTAGGGTGTGATGTCCAATCGTGGCGCGGTGACTGACGATAGGCTTTCTTGTCCTCGTCGTATTCGCGTTGGTACTGNCGCAGCGCCTCAATGCCATCGCTGCACTTGGTCGCGTCAAACCACACACGCGGCAGCATCATGCGAACGGCTTGTATGCCCGACTGCACACCGATGTCAGGGACAACGGCAAGTTTGGCAATGTCTAGTTGCGCCGCCAGTTGCTCAATGATGCTTTTGCCGGTCTGTAGGCTCTTGGCCCGAGCATCGTGCGGTAGGTAGTGCTTGGCATAGCGGTACGGCTTGTTGCGTACCACTTCGGCAATGTCGTGAATATTTGCGCCTGATACCGCGTAGAAGTCTATGACGCGGATTTCGCCACGGGCAACTTGGTAAAACCATATTGCGGTGTCATCTCTGTAACCTAAATCCCACCCAGAAAATACGGGTAATTCTGGATCATGCGGTACGTTAGTAATGCGACCTTGCTGCTCCGCTTCACGCATTTCAACGCCAAAAAACGCCCCGATCAATGCTGCCGAAAAATCGGTTTCGTACTCCTGCTGGTACTGATCGGGGCTTAATTGCGCTTGTGCGGCGGCTAGCTCTGTCGCCGGGAGAAGCCCGCTAGTTGAGGCGGGCAAGCGCAGCAGGAACCACTCGCTAGGGTTCCGAGTGGCTAACTGGAATATGTCGTAGAACTGATTGCGCCCTTTTGGAGTACCCCCAAAAACGCACCAACCGTTTTTATCACTCAAGGCTGGTCTTACCACGTTACCCCAGACTGAAGGGCGAAAGTCGCCGTATTCGTCTAGGTAAACGCCAGAGAATCCAAGGCCACGCATGGCGTCGGCGTTGTCAGCCCCGAACAGGCGTATCTGTGCGCCGTTGATCAGCGTAATGACTAACTCTTGCTCGTTGACCGATTGGATAATGGGCTGTGCGCCGTCCTTAAAGTATTGCCAAGCAACGGATTTGGCCTGCGACCTGTACGGTGCGACGTATCCGAACAGCCCGTATTGCCCTTGGTACATCGCAGCAGCGCGGATCATGTCGTTGACGGCGGCGACGGTCTTACCTGCGCGGCGGTGTGCGACAAGGCAAGCCCAGCGTTTAGTGCGCTCATGGAACGGCATGAACGCCTTGCGTGGGCGGTAGGGNANNATTATTCGGGAGCCATCCATCCGATCTGTACCTTGACCGGGCCGTTGTTCTCGCCTGTAACCTCTTGCCGCGCCAAGTCAGGCGCTACCTTCTTCAGCAGTATCTCGGCTGCTTTAATCTGCGTAGGCGACATTTCAGCCTCACCCATAGCGTGTTCGTGGAGCCGCGAAACAAGGTGCGTAGCCTTAATGCGTAACTTCCACTCGTCTCGCAGGGTCGTATGTATTTTCCGTGCTGCCATGTCGTTGTTTTAACACAACATTTCTGGAGATACTATTTGTTTCTCGCGCTGATGGCTTTGGCCTTGGCTCGGGCGTCCTCCTTGCTAGAGGCTCCCCATGCCTTGAGTGCGAGGGCGAGGCGTGTGGGTTCGCCGTTCTTTGCCATCGGCCCCGGCATATTGCCCATCCGTGCGAGGAAAGAGGCTCGGCGTGGATTGTCGCCAGCTTTAACCGGCGGCTTCAGCGTCCCGCCCGTCTCGGCTTTATACGAGGCACGGCCCTTGGCGTTAAGCCCGCCCTTGGCATTTTGCCCTTCTTTTCGCGTCCAAGCCGCGCTCATTTCTTCGCCGTTTTTGCTGATTGTCGGAACGCTTCGGCAGTTGGCGCACCCGGCTCACCGGGCTTGCGGGTACGCTCTACAGGGCGACCCTCGGCACGTTGGCGAGCCTGCCGCTCCTGCTTTCGGAGAATATTTGCGTACAAACCTGCCTTGCTCATTGCACAATCCTCACAAATTTGCCGTCAATTAGCTTACGCCCGAGCTTTGATGCAGCAATCGCCGCTTTTGTTGCTTCGCTTTTTGGTGGCGGTCTTTTCCGGTTTTTAAACGCTTCCCTTAATTTTGCTCGCGCTTCTTCCGATAGTTTTCGGCCGCGCAGTTTGGCAGCCGATCTTTCGTAAGACTCTTTGCTTCTCTTAATTGGCCCGCGACGTTTTGCGGCCTCACTCATTCTTTGCAAGCTTTCAGGAGTGTTTTTCTTCCCTAGACGAGCCAAACCAATTTTACGTTTATGATCGTTTGATTTCGGGAAAAGTCCGATATTGTTGGCTACGGGATTGATGTTATACCCCGATGCAGCTAATGCAGCCTCATCTATTAGAAACTGTTCCAACTCAATCATTTCCGCTTTTGAATTTTCGTTAGAAATTACGCGAAAATTGAAAGCATTGGCGCCATATTTATTCCATGCGTTTTGCAACTTTGGTGAATGATGGCGATTGTTTTTTAACGCCCACAAATGTTGTTCATGCCGACGCTTTACATTAGCGGTAGAACCAACATACCGTTTGGCGTTGATTTTGTTGCAGATTTCGTACACCACAAAAGACATTTCTAGCGAAATCTCTCAAGCTTGTAATGAAGCGCGGCGATCTCGCCCACAATCTCGTCAATGATGTTCTGCAAGTCGGTGTCCTTCGGCAGGTCGCCTCGGATGCCCTTCACGAACGTCAACAGGCCGTCGGCGTACTTGGCTGCGTTGGTCTGCACCTTAAAGCCATCGGGATAGTCCGAC